TCCTCTCGCATAGGTTACTTTGAGTGTTCCTACTTTAGCTTTCTCTATGATGATTTGTTTCTCGTCAAATGTTACGTTCAAGTCGCTTCCACACCATGTGCAAAATGTTTCTTGGGTTAGTGGCTCCCAGCATGAATTGACTGTCACTATGGTGTCTCTAGTATATTCCAGGGCATAGAAAGGGTTGTCTGGTATCGTTCTCACTAGGGTGTTTAGCCCATCCACGAGGGTGAATGACTCTGTCTTTACTTCCTGGTTGGCGATTGTTTCTGTGGAACCTATTTGCATTGCCCACTCGATTAGTTGTAAATATTTTGCATTTACATCTTCGACACGGTCGGCAACAGTGTACTCATTAGGGTTAATGTCTGCTTCCTTAACTATTTTGTCTACGATTTGTTTTATATTCATAATATTTATAATACCCCCGAATTTCTTCAGGGGTACTAAAAGGCTATGCTGAGACCAATCTCTTAGTGATAAGTGATGCGACATTAGCAAAGATTCCGTTCTTTCCTTTTGTCTGAGCGCTTATGTACCAAGTCTTTTGGAGCATTGCATCTCCATTTTCGATGTCTAGGTCTGTTGAGCCAGAGTACACAACTGAGTTTACCATTTCGCCCATATCAACTTCGATAAGGTCTTCACGGTATGCCATTGTTAATGCACCGGCAGTTCCATAGATTACTTGCAATGGATTTGTGGCTGCTGTACCCATGTTTATGACTGTTACGCCATAAGGAGTTTCCACCATATTTCCACCGTCAAGTCCTACTAGGGATGACTGTGCAACGATTGTTGCGATTTGAGAAACAATTTTCACGTATGCTGCTGCACCTGCTGCTACGAAAGGCTTTCCGTTCTTGGCTGCACGAACTACAGTTGCACCATCAACTGTTTGCTTAAGTCCTACAACTTGAGTGTTTGCTGCTGCTACTTCGATTAAGAAGGCTGCAACTTTTGCTGATGTTGAAAGGTCTAATGCATTTGTGTTGTCTGTTGCATCTGCAAGGAAGTCAGTCACTGCTAATTCGTTTGCACGTTTCATTACTGAAGCGTATAGGTCTGAACGAATCATTCCTATTAAATCAAACTTTGCATATGAAAGTTCTTCTTTACAATCTGTGATTGCGTTACCAATGTAACGGTCCAATGTAATTTCGTCACTTGTTACTGTTGAAGTTCCAAGTGGAATTTTACAAGGTTGGGTGTGAGCCTTTGCATCTGTGATAGATGTGTAAGGTGATTCAATAACCTTTGCTGTCGATACTAATTTTGTTGCTACAGGGGAGAAGATGTTCTTTGTTTCAATAACATTCTTGAATTCCTGTATAAATATTGCTCTTTTTGTGAGCGTTGCTGGGATGTTCATGTTCGTATAATAATAAATTATTTGTAATGTTTTATTACCATTGACGATATGATCCAGTTGCCTATGTTGCTTATAGACCCATTTCCTTTAAGTTATCGAGTGCGATATCTTTCTGGAGTTTTGGGTCAGCAGGGACCTCACCACTTTTTCTATATTGAGAGATGATTTCCTTTTTGCTTTTTACATAACCATCTGTATCGTTTTCATCAACGATAAGGGCTGCATTGTTCTTGGCTTTGATGGCTTCGAACTCTGCTTTGATTGCAACATTTTCAAGTCCACTTTTATAATCTGAGATTAGTCCAGCTTTCTTGTATTTTTCAAGGATTTCTGCTTCTTCCGAATCCTCAGAGAGTTCGAGTTTTCCGAGTGTTATTAAGTCTCTGACATCTACGTCTTTCTTGTCAGTCGGAGGTTTTTGACCTTGTTTTAATTCCTCCAGTTTGCTCTTGGCTTTTTCAAGTCTTCGAGTCTGGTTGAACCTCAATTCATCAACTTCCTTTAACTTTTTTAATTCTCTTATCTCACTTTCTAAAGCCTTCGCTTCTGCTTCGATCTCTTCGACAGTTCTAGTGTCTTCGATTTCTTCTTCGTCGATTATTTCATCGACATCTCCTTGTGTTGTCATATATTTTTCAGGAAGTTTTGTAGGTCTCCCAACTCTTAGTTGTTAAAAGGGTTGAACGATCCCAGTGAACGATTAATTTAATTATAATACTTATGTAATTTCCTTGCAAGTATTTTTATAAATTCGGACCCAAGTTTAATACTTCTTTCTCTTTGTTCTTTGCAAACTCTTCTTTCATCTTTGCTTCGTCTTCTTCTTTTTTGTTTTTTTCTTCCAATACTTTAGTTTTATCTGTTACGATTTTGTTCTTCAGTAATCGGTAGAATGAGTATAGTAATTGTTTTACCTTTTCATCTGCTAGGTGGTTGACTGCTGTCTCTATCGCATACTTATGCAAGTCTGTGATGGAGGTTTCCACGAATGCCTGTGAGGTTGATATGGTTATTCCTCTTTCCTCTGGGGTGAGGACCTGCAATATCTTCCTGAGTAGGGCAAACTTCTCTGGTGTATCGAACATCTTCTTGGCTAGTTCCAGCTCTTCGTCTGTGTAGTTAGCCTTGTCGCTATACGAATACATTTCTGCTAATTCTTTTTTTTGTTCATCGTTTAACATATATTTATATTCCACATGTTTTACATCCTGCTAATTGGTGACCTTTGAGATACCTTTCGGTGTCTTTTTCATAACTTCTAATTGTTGATTGCATCTCTGAAACTCTTACGCTTCCGTAGTCTTCGTAGAATGACTCTGGGTCTGCTCCCTCTACCAGTTTCCTGGCTAGGATTTTCTTCCTGGGGTGGCATATGGTTTCGTAGAATGGTTCGTAGTTAATCATATTTTTGTTATTAGTTGCTAGTGGTTTCTTGGGTTCTTTGAACCAATTAAGTAGGTTCATATTACTGTTGTGGGTTAATTGGTGTTACTGCTCCTGGACCTTGCATGACCGGTGCGCCAGTTTCTATTGGTTCTGCTTCCTTTAGTTCTTTGAGTAGGTTCTCTATCTCAATCGCACTTACTCCTGCATCGAACTCTGCCTCTTTCTTTAATAGTTCTACGTAGAATGGACTTGCGAATAGTGCTGGGTTGGTTGCGTAGGTTGTTTTCATCTCTCTTAGGAATGCTACTGTCTGGGCTTTGGAGATGTCCTCGCCTGAGATGTATGCCTTTATTCCTGACACTTCTTTCTTCAATTGCTCTAGGAGTTTGTTGTCTGGAATAAGTTTCTGGTTCTTGATACTTGCCTTGGCTTTGAGTGTTGCATCTAGGAAACTGAACTCTTCTCCCTTGATGGCTTTGTCTACTCTCTCCATCGCCACCATGTAGTCGATTACTCCTCCCTCTACGATTCTTATGTCTCCTGGTTCTAGGTATTTCTTTAGGTCCTCTCTGGAGTCGAATGCTGACAGGATGTATTCGTTGACTCTCTTGTCGTAGACGTTACTGAAGAATTTCGCTAGGTTTTTCTTTACTTCCTTGTAGACGGATGATGCGTTTTCGGTTAGTAGGTTTCCGAGTACTCCTGACGTTCCTGACGGCATTGTATTTCCTTGAAGTGCTTCGGTCATGTTTAGGTCTCTGCCTATTGTATTCATGATCTCGGTCAGTTGGTTCTGGAGCATAACCACTTGCTTGTCTCCTCCGGTGTTCATTACTTCTAGTGGATTTCCTTTGTGACCTACAATCACTCCTGTGTCCATGTCTATGATTGATTTGCCTACGTAGTTGTCTCTCTCGTTGTCTATCTTCTTCTGGAACGGTAGTTTTGAGGCAATCTCTAGCACTCGGTCCAATCTCTCACGGTTTACTTTCGATTGAACGATTTTGTTAAATACTCTCTCGATGTATCCTACTCCTAGTGCATCGGTGAATCCTTTTCTCTTCTTCACATCGAACTTGAAGTATGAGACTATCTGCTTTTTGTCCTTGGTTGTGTAGTCGTATAGTACGAGTTCTTTTTCTAGTTCTACCACGGCTATCTGTTGAGTTCCGTCTGGGAAGTCCTGGACTGATTGGTACAAGATGATTGGGTCATCCATCTTCTCTTCTTCAGTTTTGATTCGTAGTTTGGTTCTCTCATCTATGTCGTATTTCTCGTCTTCGATTACTTCTCTGATTGTTCTGCGTACCTTTTCTACTTTCTTTCCTCCCTTGAAATCGTATTGGTCGAAGTAGATTGCGTAAGGGTCCACGGACTTCATCTTCAGCTTTCCTTTACTCATCCATACCTTTAAGAACCCTGAGCCGTAGTCTACTGCGTTGTCTGGGATTTCATCCATCTCTATTGCGAAGTCGTTCTCGTTAAGGACCTTTCTGTTGGCTGCTTTAGGAATAAACCTTGCGAGAGAACTTGCATTCTCTATCGTGAAGTTTAAGTCCTTGATGTCTAATCTTATTTGCTCTTTTATCTTTTCTAGTTGAGCCAGTGGTTCGAATATAAACGTGTTACGGTTGTCAGCTCCCAGTATGTCTGGATTTTTTACATCCACTGAGTTTGAGTATAGGAACACGATGTTTAAGAAGTCTCTGGTTCTAAATTTGTAGCCCATGTCTGCTTCTAGGTAGCCAGTGTTGAACTCATCGACTGTTTTTGTTACTGCATCTAGTAGTTTTCTCTTTTTTTCATCCATATGTTTTATTTATTATTTGTTATTTTGTTGACCTTTAAAAACTTTGTTAATAGAATCGTTAAGTATTAAGTCTATTGTATCATATTTTCCGATTTCCACCCCTATGACTCCAGCTCTCCATAGTCCGATTACGCACGACATTAGTATATCGAAGTGACGACTGTTCACTACGAATAGTCGGCTCGATAGTATTCGCTTTGCTGCTATGAACATCTCTGGTTTTGTCTTTAGGTTGGTACTTACTCCATAGACGACTTTTTCTATTCCATCCTTATCTATGGTTTTCTCGCTTATAAAAATGTTGTTATAGATTGGTGATAGGAATGCTATGTATTCGTTGCCTGGGTAGTTGTTCTCTGGGATTATCATCGCTGTATTGTATTTTCTGGCTATGCCTACTGAGTACGGAGCGAACTTCTCTGGGCTGATTTCGTTGGACATGAAGTTTGCTACTTCCTCGTATCTGGTTCCGTTGGTCTTTATGATTGTAAATGCACTCTGGTCTCCCTTGTTTCCTTTGGCACAGTCGACACTCATGATGTAGACACTCTTTCTGTCTGGTTGTTCAAGTGTTAGTAGTCCGTCTTCGTCTCTGGCAGACTCTCCTATGAGGTCTCCTTTGTCCAGTGCTACGATTGAGTCGTCATCGAAGTACACGGAACTTCTGCTTGGGTTGTTTAAGTATTCTGTATCGAAGTTGTCACTCTCTCTCTGGATGGTTTCTATGGACACTCTGGTTATGCCTTGCTCTGAGAGTTCTCTCTCTTCCTTGTCGGTCCTTACGTATTTGCCATCCCACGTTGGCATTCCTAACGAGTCGATGATTGGGATTAGTAGTATAAAATAGTTGTCATCGTTCTTGTATTTGTTTATGAACCTCGCCACGTTTCCTCGCAGTGATAGGTAGTTTCCTATCAGTATCCAACTTCCTGATGTCTGGTC